GGCTATGCCTCGGTGTTCGACAAACCTTCTGAGGACATGGGTTTTATTGAGTACGTCCGCAAAGGAGCTTTCAAAAACGCCCTTTCTCGGTCGGATGCACGCGCCCTGTTCAACCACGACACCGACACGATCCCACTTGGAAGGCAGAGCGCCGGAACATTGATTTTGAAAGAGGATGACAACGGCCTCTACTACGAGATTACACCCCCGGACACGCAGAGTGCGCGGGATCTGATGACCTCCATTGACCGTGGCGACATCAAGGAATCCTCTTACGGCTTCACGGTCGCGGTGGATGAATGGGATTACTCAGATAAGGACATGGTGAAGCGGACAATCATTGAAGTGAAAGAAGTGTTTGACGTTTCCCCGGTGGTGTTCGCGGCCTTTAACGACACCTCAGTGGCACTCAGGAAGATGGAAGAAAACAGAAAGAACGCTGCCCCGACGGACGGCGATGAAGGCAACCTTGACCCGATGGTTGAGCATGGCCTGATAGCAGAAGAGGACAACTTGTATCGCAAAATCAAAGGAATCAAGGAGGAAAAATCAGATGAATAAGTATCAGTTACGAATGAAAGCCGCCTTTGAAAAAATGGAGGCTATCAGGAAGAAAGCAGAGGGCGAGAAAAGAGCCATGACCGCCGAAGAGATTGAAGAGCGGGCAACCCTGAAGGCCGAAATCGAATCCGCCGAAGTGGAGATGAAGTCGGTTGAAGCAGAGGAAGAGCTTCGCTCCAAACTGTACGGCGACGAAGGCAACGGCAACGCCATGACGGTTGAAGGCAACCCCACCATAACAATACCGGACGCTCCTATCTATCGCGGTTCCAATGCCTCTGCGCTGGGGCAGCAGCTTCTCGATATTAAGACCATGAAGACTGGGAATGGAGATGTTGCAGGTGCGAGATCACGGCTTGAAAAAGTCGAGAAACGCAACCAGATAACCCTTGAGGCGCAGGCCAAGAAAGAAAACCGTGCTGCTGCAACGGGTGGATTTACGACTGGCGTACCCTCCGATGGTGGGTTTTTCCTCCAGGGCGAGACCTCAATGGACCTGATGACCAATGGTTTTAACAACTCCGTTGTTCTTCCCAGATGCGATTCGAGAACACTCGGTGCTGGAACTCAGTTTATCGAAGTCACCATGATAGACGAAACGAGCAGGGCTAATGGATCCCGTGGCGGTGGAGTGCGGGTTTATACGACCGCCGAGCTGGGCGAAATGACAGCATCAAAAACCAAGTTCCGCCAGTTAAGGATAGAGCCAAAGAAACTGACTGGGCTTTATTATTCGAGCGGAGAAATGGACAAGAACGTGACCTTCCTCGGACAGGAAATGCGTAAGCTGTTTGGTGAAGAGTTCGCTTTTAAATGTCAGGACCTTGTTATAAACGGAACCGGCGCAGGCGAGCCCCTTGGTATTCTGAACGCCGATTGTCTAGTTTCAGTAACCAAGGAAACTGGGCAGACCGCAGATACCGTCATGACCGAGAACATCCTGAAAATGGAGTCTCGCCTGTGGCGTGAAGGCCCCGGTGTTTGTTACCTTGTAAACCGAGAGACCAAACCGCAGTTGTCAACAATGAGCCTGGCAGTTGGAACCGGTGGTGCCCCTGTTGCGCTCTACAAACAGGAATTTTATCAGGGAGTCATGCAGGCATCCTTGAACGGATTCCCCTGTTTCACCATTGAGCAGGCAGCGGCCCTGGGTGATGCCGGCGATGTTATCCTTGCCGACTTCGGGCAGTATTACACGGCAAACAAGGGCGACATCAACGAGGCAATGAGTATTCATGTCGAGTTTATTTACGACCAGAATACCTATCGGTTCCTCTACTTCTTCGACGGACAGCCCAAGTTGAAATCGGCAATTACGCCTTACAAGGGATCGGCAACTGTTGGTCCGTTCATCGTTACCGCTGCAAGGTAAATATCGGGGAGAAATCCCCAAGGAATAGGAGGTAAGCAAATCATGAAATTAGCAGAAGAAAAAAAGATTGTCCTTGTTGCGAGTGCCCTTAATCTGGCGACCGGCGCAACTCAGGAAACAAAAGGCATCAACATGAAGAATTTTCACCGCTGCACGTTCCTGATCGATGTCGGAACGATGGGTGGGGCAAATTCTACCCTGAAGGCATATAGCGGCGCGGCAGATGGAACCTTATCTTCCGCCATTGCGTTCAAATACGCATACGGCGGCTCGACAAGTATATGGGGAACCATTGCGGCGGGTGCCGATGTCCTGGCGGCCGAAACTACCGTAACCGCTGCGACCGGGCTTGTTATCGCCCAGGCGACATATCCAAATTATCTCCTGGTTGTCGAAGTCGAGGCGACCATGATGGATGTTGCCAATAGCGAAAACTGGCTGATGCTTGAGTTCACAGACGCAGGCGGAGCCACTGGCCTCGTGAGTGTCTTTGCTGTCCTGGAGCCTCGTTATACCAGTAACCTTTCAGAGACAGCCCTTTAAAAATTGAGATAGGGGGCGGCCCGAAAATGGCCGTCCCTCTCTCAAGGGAGATATTGAAATGCGGAATGAAGAAGTGAAGCAAGTTTATGAGATTGCCCGTGAGGTTGTGAAAGAAAATGCAGCCTCAATTATGCCGGTCAAAGAGTACGATGACGCCACCCTCAAAGAAGAGATTACCAAGCTGAAAGGCGAAGTAACCTCCCTTCAGGGCGAAATCAAGACACTCAAAGAGCCGGTCAACAAAAAGAAGTAACAACCGGGCGAGGTCCGAACAGGGCCAGTCCATAGGAGAAATATCATGTCAAGTTATAGTCCTTCAACACTGGCAAGAATTGCCGATATCAAGAACGGGATATTTGTCGAGTCCTCAGAGTCAGAGTGGGATGTCTGGGGAAAGAAGACTCAGCGTTATTACTTTACAGTCTATAACCGGGTCATCATCCACGCGCTTTTTGCCGAAGTGACGGAGACGATAGCGGGGGCCGTTCAGACGGTTTTTAATTACATCCAGGACACCCCGTCAATCGCACTGGCGGCTTTGAGTACGGTTCACGCGAGCATTGACACTTATGTTCCCGGTACCAGGCTCACATACGTTGGCGGGTCAGTCACAGCGACGGCGATCACACTGTCAACAGGTGCCATTTCCTATCTTCCTTCTACCATACCGACCATCTTGGGAGTTACACCGCTTGATGGTGTTACGAGTGTCGGGAGAATCGGGTTTTTGTCTTCTGTTGCTGATGCTACTGATGGCACCCTGAAATTCGGGGTTTTATATACACCGCTCGATCCGGGCGCATACATAGAAGCCCTAATATAAGGGGGTGGTGATATGACCGTATGCCTTGAAACTACAATACAGAGATGGAACGGACAAGAGGGCGACCAGGTGACCATTGAAGACGCGCAGGAAGGCTCGACCTTTCACGCGGTGGACACTGGCGCAAAGTATATTTATCACAACGGCGGATGGGTTGAGGACCTTAGACTCATTTACGCCCTACAACACGTTTAACGGGAGGATTTAACCATGTACGGAAAAACAGAAGCAGGAGTTGGTTTACCTGTGCTGGTAGATTCCAGCGGGAAGTTGCAAGTGAAGCAGGTCGGAAGTCCTTACTACGAGAAACGCCGCAACATATACATTGCGGCAAACCAGACCGGGTGCGTGTGGACGGTGGGCCTTGCAACCACATATACCGGCCTGTGTCTGAGCAACCCGCTTGGATCGGGAAAGAACCTCTCAATCTTGGGCGTGTCACATCAGGAGGTTGTCGCACCAACGGGAATAGCGGCGGTTTACCTTGCGGGACTGTATCATGCAACGGCAGTTACTCACAGCGTCGCGTCAACGATTATGAGAGCGAGTATTGGCCCGGCAGATTCGGCGAGTGTAGCAAAAGCAGACACCGGGGCAACACTACCGGCGGCTCCGAAGATTCTATTGAACCTGACGGCGGGGCATACCTCCGGCGCTCTTTCGACATCAGCATCCCCGGCGTTCATTCCCATTGACGGTCTTATTACGGTTGAACCTGGCGGATTCATCATCATTGCCAACTTCACGATTGGCGTGGCAGTCGGTCAGCAGGGCGCGATTATTTGGGAAGAGATTGACGCTTAACCTTTCCACCCCAGGGGGCGGTCTCTACCTCTCCGGGGCCGTCCCCGCCCTCTTAACCGACGAACGGGTCAAATAATAGAAAAAGGGAGCGAGTGCAATGGCAAATGAAAACGGGTTTATAATCACAAAGGACACGTGGGAGCGCACTCCGCAAGAGCAACGCGATTGGATCATGTTCGAGACCATTCAGAGCATGAAC